ACAAATTGTAAGTATTGGTGGTAGTGGAGATAGTATCATAAACAATGTAGTTAATAATTATGGATCAGGTGGAAAACCTGGCGAAGGTGGAGGTGAGTCAAGTGGAGGAGACTTCTCTGACTCAGGTTTAGATTCGTTTAGAATGCATTATCTTGGGAGTCTTATGTAATGTCTACTGAATCAGAAGTACAAAATCAAAATACAGAAGCACAATATGCAACTCAAGCAAATCTGATAAGTTGCATCGTCACAAACAATAAGGGAGTTGAGTTACCACCACTTAATGGTGATATGATTTTAGGATTTATACATCGTGAAAGTTTGGTGTCTCCTTTTATGAGTGGCGTTTTGGCAATTAGTGATAGTGCTGATTTCTTAAATGGACTTGATATGGATGGAAATCAATCACCAATAGAAGGTGGAGAAATAGTTAAAATAACAGTCAAGACTCCTGTTTCACAAAGCGAAGATGGTGAGACATATGAATATAAGATATGGAAGATCGGAAATAGAATATCAATTAATAAAAAGCAAGCATACGCATTAGCATTAGTGTCAGAAGAGGCATTACTTAATGAAACAACAAGAGTTTTAGGAAGAATACCATCAGGTGGACAAAATGCTGAAGAAGTTCCAGAAAAAAGTATTTCTGATATTGTATACGATTTAGTAAAAACAAAGATTGGTCTTGAATCCAGTAAACCACTTTTTAGAGAACCAACAAAATTCAAACAAGTGATTATAGGAGCAAGAAGAAGACCATTTGATATCATATCATCATTATCAGATAAAGCAGTTTCTACAAAAGGAAAAACAGGAAATACTACTAATAGTAGTTCAGATGCAAGTGAAACAAAAGAAACAATAAAAGGAACTGCTGGATTTTTCTTCTGGGAAACAAAAAGAGGATATAATTTCTTCTCAGTTGATGCTTTGTGTGACGAACCAGATGGTATATTTGCTGCTCCAGATCTTAAATCTGAAATACACACAGGATATCAGGAAAAAATTGCCAATGCAGAGGGAGTTGATACTAGATCAGTAATTTCTAAAATTACATTTACATCAGAGATAGATACGATGAGTGCTTTGAGAAAAGGAAAATATTCTTCAACCATGATATTTTTCAATATATCTACTGGACAGTATGAAGAATATCAGTACAAAATTACTGATAGTTATGATAATATGGCACATCTTGGTAATCAAACTAAAGTGTCTGAATTAAAAGTAGGAGAGCAGCAATTAGTAGAAACACCATCAAGAATAATGACGATGGTATTAGATCATGAGACTTGGTTCAATGAGCCAGGTGTTGCATCACCATACGAAAATGCATCAAATCCAAGTGTCTTTGCTGATTGGCATAAACATTTTGCTGCACAGTCAGTTGCAAGAAAAGAGTTACTTAATAATCAACAGTGTACTGTAGAGATTCCTGGCAATAATGAAATATGTGCAGGAGACAAAGTTGAAATAAGAGTACAAAGAAAAGCACCAGATAAAGTAAGAGAAGAGGAACCATGGGATTTAGAGTCTAGTGGTGTCTATCTAGTCAAAGATGTTGAACATAGGTTTAATTTTGCTGACGGAACTAGCGGAAAGGTCGTAACTACGCTACAATTGTTTAGAGACTCCTTTGGTGTCAAAGACACAGATACCAAGAGAGGGGAATAAATAAAAGAGTACGGAGGTAATTACTCATGAAAAGCATAGAAGACCACATTCAACACGACAAGGAGATTCTTGCCGATCCCACTACTTCTGAACCAATGAAAAGGCATACATTGGAAGAGTTACATGAACTAGAAGTTTATGCCGATCATCATCATGACGAGATAGAGGCAGGAGATCATCACGATCCTAATGCACTTGAACTCTTTTGTGAGATGCACCCTGACGAACCAGAGTGTTTAGTTTACGATGACTAATGACTGATTCATTCTCACGCATAGTACCTTCACATAGAGTCGGTAACGACGGGTTCAATTGGTGGATTGGACAAGTTGAAGGTACTGCTGCGGATGAAAAAAATAATAAAGGTGGACTACGATATAAAGTAGCAATTGTAGGAGAACATCCTGCAGATAAAGAGATACTTGATACCAGTCAATTGCCATGGGCAAATGTGATGATGCCAGTCACACACCCATTTACACCTGGTGCAATTGGTGGAGCACACCCTCAATTGGTAGACGGTTGTTGGGTTATGGGTTTCTATCTAGACAATGATAGGAACAAACCTATAATCATTGGTTCAATTGGTCAAACACCAGGTGCAACAACTGTCATCAAAGATTGTGATCCAAACAATAGGAAAAGATTTGAAACTTGTATAAAATCAGATGGTGTAACTGCACCAATAGTTGAGTCAGATGGACAGGAAGGCACTAAAACTGATGAAGATGGAAATAAGGTAGCAACTCAAGTTGTTATATCAGATGGAACTACAGATAAGAATGACACACCAAGAGTAGATGTAGGAACCAGAAAAAAAGAGGACGTTGTAAGAGAAGAGTTTTGTATCCAACCAGCAAGTGAAGGTGAGGATTGTGATGATGTAAAGAAATCCCTAACATACATTATGGGCAATTTCTTGAAAGATGTACAAAAAAGTAATGGTAACATAGGAACATATTACACTAGTAAAATTACAGGAAGTGTAAATGATACTGTCAATGTAGGAAGAAGATATGTACACAAAGTAATTGCTGTCATTCAAAAATTGATGGGAAGGATAAAAGGATACATAACAAAATTACTTCAAGATGCAGTTGACAAATTAGTCAAAGCACTATTACGTCCTGACAAGAAAGGAAATGCTTTAACACCTGTAACAGAATGGTTTAATAAACTTCTCAAAGATCTAGGTTGTAAGATGGCAGACCTAGGAGATAGATTAGCAGCATGGTTAACTAATCTACTAATGAGTTATATCAATCAGATCTATCGTGCTGCTATATGTCAAGTTGATGAGTTAGTAAACGGAATTCTATCTAAAATAATTCAGTTGATGAATGAATTACTTAATTCTATTTTAGGTCCTCTACAAGATATTCTGGGTGCTATTGCTGCACCACTAAACATGATTGGTAATGCAATCAACTACATCTTAAATCTTCTTGGCATATCTTGCGACGGTCCTGAGACTGATTGTGCAGATGATAAGATATGCACAACTGGAGAGAAGGGAGATGATGATGAGGGAGACTTCTTGGATAAATTGCTGGAAAGACTTGATAGTTTTCTTGGTGCAGATACCCCTTCTGATTACACACAATATGTTTGTGATGAAGCATATACAGGTGCACCATTAGCAACAACTACTGTAGGATTTACAGGTGGAGTTCCTTTACCTGGCACTGGAACTAGTGCACAAAAAATTGTTTATACTATTGATGACGTACAAGTAACAGAAGGTGAGACAGCAATATTTACTGTAGTTAGAGATGGATCTACAGATATTGCATCATCAGTTGAGTTTAAAATATTAAATGGTCAAGGAACTGCTACTGTAGAAAAAGATTTTCTTAATGTAGATGGTATTTTAGGATTCTCACCTAATGAAAGAGCAAAAACTATAGAAGTTCAAACTTTAGTTGATTTTGAGAGAGACAATAACGAAACTTTCTTTATCAGAATAAGAAACAATTCTCCAGAGGGAAGTATACCAATTAAATTTAAGAGAGATATTGGCAAATGTACTATCGTAGAGAAAGATATTAAAGAACCATACGATCCTTACAAACCAGAACCAATAAATCCATTTGATCCTATACCAGATGTACCAGATGTTGCTGATGACGAAGAGGATGAAACAACTGATGATACTGGTGTTGTGATACCTACATTTGCTGTAATTGCAAATAGATCAACAGTTCCAGAAGGAGAATTTGTAATTTATACAGTTACAACAACTGATGTTGAGAGTGGAAGTATACTTTATTACACTCTAAGTGGTGTTGGTATTACAAATGATGATATTATTGGTAATAAATTGACAGGTGAATTTGTTATTGATAACAATAGTGCGAAAATTACAGTTGGAATTGCTGATGATAGCACAGTAGAGGATGTAGAAACTTTGACTTTTAGTATTAATGGAACAAGTGCATCAGTAGATGTTCTTATTACTGTGCCTGATGCAACCATTGAGGATGGTGGTGTTGGTGATACAACAGAAACAG